GGCGAACTTATCGGCGCTGGCGTTGTCGCGGCGGGCAAGGGCCTAATGGGCGGCGCAGGGGCGCTTGGTCGCCGCGCTATGCGTGGTCCTGTAGATGAGATTGCAGAGCAGACACTGACGCGCGCAGAGTCGCTCACAGAGCGTGGATTTGTTCCTAGCATTGAAGCTATTGGTGGTCCGCGCCCCCTAGCTTTGGCTCAAAAGTTTGCTGAAAATGCATCTCGCAATCTTTCTCGTATGGAAAACAACCTTTCGATTGCCCTGAAGGAAAAGGATGACTTTCTAAAAGGTATTAGCGGAGACGTTGAGGGTGAGTTGCGCGATGACATCATGTTCGCTGCTCCATCAAAGTTCTCGCAGTTGGTTAAAAAAGAGCAGGCGGCAAAGGATGCCTACCTGAAAGCTATCGATGATAGCATTAACATTCTGCGCCAAGCCAATGATGGCGGCTTTGAGGTAAACAAAGACATCCTGACAAAAGTCACTCAGTCGTTTGCCAAGTTTAACCAAGATGCGGCAGACAACTTTGGTTTGGTCGATGACATCCTTGGGGAAATTCAGATACCGTCGAATATCAATGGCAACACTGTTTTGAAAGAGGCTGGCAAAGCCAAGATATTCAACACCAAAGGTCTGCAAAATACTCTTAAGAACTACCTAGAAGATGCTGGAAACATTGAACTTCTTGATCCAGCTGTTGCAGTCGCATACCGCACTGTAAATAGCTATAATAATGGGATGGCAAGTTTCCGTAACTTGGCACGTCTTCGCAAAGAGGTGAACGACAACCTGTTCTTCAATCCGGGTTTGTCCACTGAGGGTGGAAAACAGCTGTCTACTCTGCGCGGCATTCTGGACAATATGCTTGATAGCGATGACATCCTAAACAATCTGCGCGCAAACATTCTACCAAACGAGCGCAGTGTTTTGGCTAATGCTGCAAAACAGCGCAACTTTGCTATCAGCCAATATAAAGAAGGCATCAAGCGTTTTGAGGAGCTGTCGCAGCTCGGCATCATTCGTTCAATAAATGAGCTGAAAGGCGAAAGCCCTCGCGTTGTAGCCGACAAATTCTTCTCTCGTGTTGTGAAGCCTGATGAGCCTCAGCGCCTTCAGGCTGTTCTAGGAGCCGTGGATGATCCTGAAATTCTACGCGACAACCTTGCACGTAGCTTCTTGGACGATGCTCTTAACCGTGCAGGGCGCGACTTGGCAGATCCTGACTCTTTTGATGGCGTAAAATTCTACAACGCTGTGAAAGGTCTGAAAGACACTGGCAAAGTCTTGTTTGGTGACGACTGGGGTAAGGTGCAAAGTCTAGCGCGCGCGATTCGTCAATCTAAGACCAAGGGCGTTGATGCCCAAACAATCTCACGGGTCGCTGCTGAGTCAGAAGGCGCTGGTATTGCTAAGACGCTGCAAAACATTGCTGATGCTCAAATTAGCCTCAAAGAAGCCACAGACGCTGCGTTTATGAAGAAGCTGAGTGAAGGCAACATTTCACTAGAAGATGCTGTCGCGCAGCTATCAAGCCCCACACGCACCGACTCTGAGGTGATGCGGATCATGCGCTTCTTTGACGATCAGCCAGAGATCAAAGAGAAGATCAAGCAGCTTTACCTGACCGACATTCTCAAGTCAGTTGATAAAGATGTGTTTGCATCGCAGAAAAACGCGAATGCTCTCAAAGAGACATTGGAATCCTACAAGCCAAATGTCCTGAAGCGCGTTCTTGGCAAAGAGCAAGCTGAAGCACTGTCTTCATTTGCAGAAGATCTGTCTATGCTTGGCGATGTCGGCAAAGAGGGCTCTATTGCTGCAGCTTCGATCTGGGCTCGTATGTTCCAGCACCCAATCAATGCTCTGACATCGATTGGTAAGTTTCGGTTCATGGCGAATATGTTCAACAACCCTGAGATGGTTAAGAAGTATATTCGTATGCGCAAGGCAACGGCAGGAAACCCAGAGGCTCGTGCCGATGCAATGCTGTCCATGATGAATGATCAGGCTGTTGAAGCAGGAATGGATGTTCAGCGCGCGCAAGCTATCGCTTCAAAAATTGGCGCTGGAGTTGGTGGCGTAACCAGAACGATTCGTCAGACTGCTCCTCGCGCCGCTGGTGTTGGTTCGTTCGATCCTCAGCTGCAAACCAGAACAAGTGTGCCGAATGTGCAGGCGCCACTGATTGACTTCACTGAGATTCCAGAGCGCGCACCAGCACCTACTGTTCGCGCTCCTCTGAGCCCCATTGAGCAAATTCAGCGCAATGCAGCCATAAAGATCCAGCAACAGAGCCTTCGTGAGCGCGCACGCGAAAACCCAGCAGTGGCTACAACACTACTGGGCGGCTTGGGTAGCGCGGGTCTTCTCTAGTCTTCGATAACGGCACTCAGCCCGCCTGCGTAAATGCGGGCGGGTTTTGCTTTGACATCAAAGCCAAGATCTTCGTATTCTTTGTCCACCAGCAAAGACAGCTGTTGAGAAATGTTGCGCCGTTGCGCATTCGAAATCTCAACGATCTTATCGTAAGTATCACGGTTCACGCTAATGCTCTTGTATTTAGTAGGGTCTGCCACTAGAATAACTCCCATAATGTTCTCGAAACCAAGATATAATCCCAGCCAAGCAAGGTCAAGGTCGAAGTATGGCAACAAGAAAGTTGTTGTCGATGGTATCAAGTTCGATTCCAAGTGGGAATCAGAGCGTTACCTATACCTGAAGTCGCTGGAAAAAGCAGGGCGCGTTCGTGACCTGCAACTGCAAGTGCGCTTCCAGATTGTCGTGAACGGCGAAAAAATCTGCACATACATTGCTGACTTTCAATACGAGAAAGAGACAGCAGATGGCGAATGGGAAAGCATTGTAGAAGATGCAAAAGGCGTCGAAACAGCTGATTTTAAACTGAAAAAGAAGCTGATGAAGGCCGTGCACGGCATCGAAATTTTCCTGTCCAAAAAATATCGTTGACAGCTATCTCATACTTTCCTAGACTGATGGCTCTAGAAAAAAGGAGATAGCGATGAATACGCTGGAATTGCTTGAGCTCCGCGATGAGCTCAAGGGTCAGATTGCTGACCTGCGCGACAAGATCAAAGAAATCTCTGATCGGCTCGAAGCCCAATATCTTGATGAAGCAAAAGCCTTTCTTGCTGAGAAGGGCCAAGACTTTGGCACGGCATATGTGCCGTGTGGCAACATGCGCCTGAAGGTCGTGATCGGCAAAAAGGTGACGTGGGATCAGGAAAAGCTGCGTGATGTTTTGAATAAAATGACCGCAGAAAATGCGCGCCACTATGGCAAGCTGACGTTTGCTGTGGAAGAAACCAAATACAAAGCTGCACCTCCAGATGTGCGGTCGCAGCTAGAAGAGTGCCGGACCACTGAGACTGGCACTATCACATTCAATCTCGTTGAGGGTTAATCATGGGACTGCAAATTATTACCGCTGACCAGCGGCTTGCAGAGAAGCGTGGCCACAAGATTGTTGTGTGCGGTCAAAGCGGCGTGGGTAAAACCACACTCGCACGCACGCTCAATGCTGACACAACTCTGTTTATGGACCTAGAAGCGGGTGACGCAGCAATCGAAGGCTATGCGATTGACGTTATCCGCCCGAAAACTTGGGCCGAGTGTCGTGACTTTGCATGCTACATCGGCGGGCCAAACCCGTCGCTGTCAGATGATCAGCCATACGGCAAGGCGCACTACGACTACGTGTGCCAAACCTATGGCGATCCAGATGGCATGCTCTCTAAGTATGACACTATCTTTGTGGACAGTATCACTGTTGCGGGCCGTTTGTGCTTTCAGTATTGCCAACAGCAGCCAGAGTCGCGCTCTGACCGCACAGGCAAGCTGGACACCCGTGCAGCCTATGGCATGCATGGCCGTGAGATGATGGCGTGGCTTACGCATCTGCAGCACATCCGCGCAAAGAATGTCATCTTCGTTGGCATCCTAGATGAATCGACTGATGATTATGGCCGCAAGCAATACTCGCTGCAGATCGAAGGCAGCAAGACGGGCAAGGAATTGCCCGGAATCGTAGACGAGGTAATCACAATGGCGGTTATGTCCGGCGACAACGGACCGTTCCGCGCCTTTGTGTGCAATCCTCTCAATCAATGGGGCTATCCAGCAAAGGATCGTTCTGGCAGACTTGATGTTCTGGAAGAACCACATCTTGGCAAACTTATTGAAAAGATGAGTTCCGGCCCAACACAAGCAGAGCGTCAACTGACATTCGTTGACCCCAATCAGCAAATTTCTAGCGAAGGAGAATAATAATGCTGAACCTTAACCAAGCCCCCGTAAGCGATAAGCCTCAAATGGAGCGCACCCTGATCCCCGCTAACACCGTATGCCGGGCGATCATCAATCTTAAAGCTGGAGACATGGAGCTGCCAGAGTTCGGCATGGGCCCATGGTTCAAACGCTCTCAGTCGTCTAACGCAAAGTGGATGGAGTTGGAGTTCACCATCGTTGGTGGCGAACATGACCGTCGCAAGTTCTGGGACAAAATCTTTGTCGATGGTGACAAGATGGGCCAGAGCGGCATTCCGCAAGCCAAGGAAATCGGCCTGCAAACCCTGCGCGCAATCATTGAAAGCGCAAACGGTTTGGACCCGGCAGACATGTCTCCACAAGCCCAGCAACGTCGCCAGATCAGCGGCGTGGCCGACTTGAACGGTATGGAGATTTGTGCGAAAATTGGTATCAAGAAAGGCTCCAATGGCTATCAAGACACCAACCGTCTTATGGCCGCTATCACAGCCAACCAGAAGGATTTCATTCCATCCGGTCAGGCTCCTGTGATGGCAACGCCTATGGCGGCTCAGCCGCAGCAGAATTTTGGCCAGCCACAGCAGCAACCGCAAGCAAGTGGCGCTGTTCCTAGCTGGGCCAATCGCTGAATCTAGCGGCACAGGTTACTCCAAACCTGCTAGACCACTGATGGGGGGCAGTGGGCCCAAAACCCCCCAGACCTTCTAGAAAATGGAGAATGCCATGAGGCCGACATACGAATCGTCGGATGATTTGCGCAATGAGCAGGAAATCATCACGTTCTTCACGCAGCATTTCAACAAAGATCTAACTGCCGTGAAAATCCCAAAGCAGTATAAAATCGATTACTGCTTGATGATCGGTGATCGTATCACCGCATTCGCTGAGGTTAAAAACAGAACCTGCGAAAAGAATACCTACCCAACATATATGATGTCTCTAGCCAAATACCTTGAGGCATTGCGGATAAACAAAGACCTTAAATTAGAAACGATTCTAGTGGTCAAGTGGACGGACGCAGTGGGCTACATCGAATTGGGACGCAGGGCATGGCCAATTGGATTTGGTGGCCGCGTGGACAGGGGCGACTGGCAGGATAAAGAGCCAATGATTTTTATCCCAATTTCTGAAT